TCGATATATTGAGCTGCTTCACAAAGCATATCCGGTTTAACTAACAAGTAAACTTCATTGGATTGCAGAAATTGAATCGCAAACACAGGTAGTTTGTGAGCAACTGCTGCATTGTAGCTCAACGTATCCAAGTCCTTTTTATGTATTCTAATACTCTCGGCATCAGTCGATTTCAACTGACATATAACTTCATCTGATTGACCATCTTCTTTTTCAACCCAACCTGAACCTGAGTTCTTTGTAGGTTTCAGACCAAGGGATTTCATTACCTCTGCTTCATTACGACGATAAAATTTTCCGCTTCTAAGCATTTTGCATCACCTCCTCAATAAAATCACCTACCCAAAACCAATCATCGTTTATTTCATGTTCCCAAATAAAGATTATTCGTCTTCCAGTAGATTCTACATATTCTTTCAGAGCTTTATCTCTTTCTTTCTTTTCTGGAAGATTATGCCAATAATCGCCATTACACTCAACAACAAGCCTTAAAGATGGAATATAGAAGTCAAGAAAATAATTTCTATTACCATCATTTACTCTCTTCTGTTGGATATACTTAACGCCAATCATATCAAGTTGCTCTTTAACTTTAAGCTCAATTGATGTAGGCTTTAAACTAAAAAGTGAATCCGGGTGTTCTTTATAATATTTGATTCGTGCTTTTGACATTCTTTCTTTTGTTTCATCTGAGTTCTTTTTATTATGCTGAATTTTCAACATTTTATTTCTGTAATTTTTGTCTGTCTTCCACCTACTTTTCAATCGTTCGATTTGCTGTTCTCTATACTCAGAATTTTGCCAATTTCTTTTTGTTGCTTCAGAACGTTTAGCTTTTGCTTCTGGCGATTGAGCTGTCCTTATATTAGACTTCCTTATTTTCTGTTTATGCTCTTTACTGAGTTTCTTTCCTTTTGGCCAAGGCATGTTTCCCTCCTTACCTGACCTCTTCATACTCACATACCCTTTAATACATCACCAAGTATAAAGTCATATTCAGACTTGGTTTGTATCTCTTCCTTAAGATATAACTGAAAGTATTTGAGGCCTGTTGCTGCAATTAGCTCAAGCGGCAGGTTCGACTTAGGCATAATATATCTGAATGTATATACCTGACTATCAGCATCTCGTGTTCTGTCTAACACAATACGCATTTGCCATTCATTCTCTTCCTGACCTCTTGTAAAGTTTGCTTTAAACTTTGGTTTCCCTTTATCGTCTTTCAGAATGTAGCTAAACTCTGAGCAAATCTTACCACTGTAAACTCGATTATCTAAATCCTTTAGTGTTAGCATTTAGTGCCCTCCTTCTTTGTTCTTTGTTCCATTGTGGTCGAATCTTTCCATTGCTTGTGCACATAAGCTGCAATGTTTGTAAGATACTCACGGTCATATTTAGTCAGCCTTGACGGAATATTAAAACCTGTGCTGCCATCAAAATCATACATTGCATAGTAGTATGTTGAACGTCTAAACTCTGCAGGGTTACATGCTCTTTGCAACTCAACCAATTGATGGGATATACTATCGTAATACTGGTCAGATACACAGCTCTCATTTTGTTCGTAATACATAATGCTGTATACGATTATACGCCTTTGCAAATAACTAATCTTAGTTGCGTCGCTCCAATATAAACATGGCATTTTACTGAAGTCTATCATTTATATTCACCTTCAGAGTGGAGGCCTATTCTACTTTTACGTTTACGAATGATTGCCATGTCTCTTTGTGATTTTACTCTACCATTCTTCAAGCATTCTGCACTTAAGCATTTATTAAACAACTTTTCATTGCATGCATCACAGATTGTGAAGATGTTACCACCAATACATAAATCAAACATATTCAGAACTTCTTTTTGGCTTTTACCACACTCACAACATACAGCATCTAATTTTGTGTTATTGCGCATTTTAATAGCCATTGCTTTTCAGCCACCTTTGCATATCATAATCATACCAATCAAGAAAAGCTCCTTCACCTTTAAGCATGATAGACTGGACTTTTTTAGCAATTTTCTCACCAATAGATTTATCAGTTCCTTTCCATACAACAAAATGCTTTTTCTTGATTTGAACTCTTACCATGTATAGGTAACCTTTATCAATGTTCAAATATTTAATGCCAGTTGTACTTTTTGAGTTTGGAGTCGTTCCTTTAATCATTACGTCTGTCACTCCTTCCACAACCGCAGCTATGAACAATCTCACTTGTAAGCTGTCCTCTCTGCACTATCTTCTCAGTACCACAATCACAATGTACTCTGTAGTAGTGACGCATTCGTTCACCACCAAGAGTCTTGTCATAATGATGTCCTGCATAACTTATGACTTTAAGCTTTCCTAAGCGCTTGCCGATGATGTCATTGACATTTATCAGCACTTTTCCTTTTTTACTTGACATTTACCATTCGCCTCCTATTCTTACTTTTGTATTTTATATTATAAATAACCATGTTTCCATTCACCCTTTTTATACCATTCATCAAATTCTCTGTTTGTCATACCACAATCAATCATATTTTCAATTTCAAGTTTAAGTTTATTTGCAAACATCTGAATTTCATAAACCTTTTCTTCACTTGCTCTTCTTGTATTAAAGAAAACATATCTTTTTCCGCAATTTTTAATCTCTATTATATGAGAATAAAAATATTTATTCCTTGATTTTATGAATGTCTTATATACTTTATAACAATTATCAAGCGGCCTGTTTCTTATTACATCATCAATATTAACTTTTCTTGATTCCCTATCTTTAAATCTTAACTTATTCATATGAACATCTCCTTTACCTAAAGACCAGAGGCCGCATTAAGCAGCCAACTGGATTTTTCTTAGTGCATTGTGATATTTAGTATTTCCGTTTGGATTGAAGGTGTTGATTGTGTCCTTGTCCAACCCCTTAACAATACTAATTTTCATTGCCGTTTCTAAGTTCATGCCCTTAGCTTCAAGTTTGGTAATCATTGTCATGCATCTATAAGAGAATGTAGCCCTGATTCCTTTGCTCTCAGCTTCCTTACGCATCTGATGAATGAACTCAACCAGCTCTGCATTGTTATGAGTGATTGCCATTTCAATCTTCAAACAGTAATCAAACTCAATGATTGCGAATCTATCAAGCGTTGCCTGGTCCAGAACCATACGGCCTGTGTACATGTCATCTGCGCCATTTCCTACGGTATTACCAGCAGCTACGAAATGCACATGGTCAAAATCAACTCGACCGTTAGGGAACTCAAAGTAACCATTAGCAATTGCTGCATTAAGAAGAACCAGAACTTCAGGGATTGAAGCATCCATTTCGTCAAGGAAGAAGATACATTCATTTTCATCTGTGCAAGCTTTGTAAAACTCTGTTTCGTGGAAGTTACCACCTGCATCGATGAATCCTGTGAGTTTGTATTCCTGCTGAATTGAATTACTGAAGTAGAAATTCCAACCAAGTTCCTTTGCAATCTGTTCAACTGTGTAATTTTTACCAGAACCAGCAGGACCTGCAAGGTAAACCGGAATGCCACATTCCAAACAGCACTTGATTTCATCGTATCTGTCATGGTGAACTTCACCTTTGACCTCAGGAATCTGAACCTTAGGAATCTCAATACCTTTGTTCTCGTTTTCGTTCTTAATCTTAGTTGATGTGGTACTTACCTGATTAGCAGTGGACAATTTCTTAACGCCCTTAGTTTCGTATTCACGCTTAACCTTTTCTACCTGATAGTCTGCATTGAAGTAAATTCTGCAACCATCAATTATTGTCGTGTTTTTGTATGCTTTACGTATATAAGTGAGCTCTTCGTTTGAATCTTTAAACTTGAGTGTAACAACTACCCAACCAGGTTTCGTTGCCTTTTCAATTTTGATAACCTCAAAATTTACATTTGTCATAATGTTTCTCTCCTTTTCAACTGAAAACTTGAAACTTGTTTTTTATTTTTTAAATTTATTTTTATTTTATATTATTATAATACCACATAACTTTTGTTTTGTACATAGGTTTTTGAAAGTTTTTGAAATATTTTTAAAACTTCAAGGGAGATTTTAACCTCCCAATCAGTTTAGATATTCTCAAGGTCGTCAATCGTTTTGATTGTGTTTACGTCCTTCTTTATGAAGTTAGGCAGCAGATACTCACCTTTGAATATCTCTCGCATCTCATTCGATGTTGCTGGGCTACCATAACCACTCACAAACGATTTAGTCACATTCGGATAAACCTCAATGAATCTGAAAAACAAGCGACGAAGCATTGACGGATGAACCAATGGGAATGCCAACTTAGAAACATTCAGCTTTTCATTTGCCGATTTGATTCTCACTTTCACAACGAACTGTTTTGAAGGATAACCAGCAGTTGTACCAAGCACGATGTTCAGGTTGCATCTGTAACCCTGGGCTTCAAGCTTCTTGACAATCTGCATTGCTTTAATGCTTTCATCGATTATCTTATCAGCACTTACACCACCATTGTAGTCGATTGACTTATTCAGTGTAATGACTTTCTGCTTGACCGGTGTCATTTTCTTTGTGACCATGTTGTTTGGTACACCTTGCAAATACAATGGAACGATTACTTGATAACCTGCAACACCAAGAGTATTTTTAGGTTTCATAGTCGGCTTTGTTTTGCTCTCAATTACCTTAAGCTTCTGTACCAACTTGGTTGCCATATCTGACCAGCCATTCTTAAACAACTCAACTGCCTCACTAAAATCTTTTGTTTTTGTGAAATCATAACTACCCTCAACACTGGAATGCTTTGCCCAACAGAATGCATCGTTGAATGGCGTATGAATCAGATACTCATAAAACTCATGTAAACTGTTATACTCAACAACTTCAGTTTTATTTGTGATTTGATTTGCTCTCATTTTGTTTGTTTCCTCCTCTAAGGATTTAGATTTTTTAGTGTGTTTAATTATTATATAATTATTATACCACAAAGTAATTAGGTTGTACATACCCTGTGTAAAAATATTTTAATTAGTTTATAAAGAAAGAAATATATAAAGAAAGAAATATATAAAGAAAGAAATATATAAAGAAAGAAATAGCTACCTGCAACGTTTGTCTTTATGAGGTCTATGCATACATGCTAGCATCTCAAAGTCACTTGGGTAGATTGTGTAAGCCTGGTCTTTACGAGCTTTGGCCTTTTCCTCTTCCCATTTAGCTTTTTCTTCCAGATACTTATTGCATTTAGCATGACATCCTAAGTACCTTGTTGGAGGTACACAGTTTTTACAACACTTAATTGGCATACTACTTTTCCTCCTTAAGTTTATTTTGGTCGCCTATGAAACCAAACATAGCTATCCCTGCGCTATCTGCAGCATCGTTGTTGTACATATATTTCTTTCCCTGGCGTATGAATGTGCCTTTGGTCTTTCTACCCTCTATTGGGATTAAGATACTATCCTCCCATCCCTGCTTTAGTAGCCATCTGACTGTAGGCCATTTCTCTTCTGGGACTCCAAACTTATTTGCCATTGGTTTACTGGTCCCTATTACTTGCGCTTTCCAGCACCTTGTGTCTACACTATAGACTGGGACACAATACTCATGACATTTGTCTACTATGATGCTGTTTAGAGCACCAATTGACTTTATATAGTCAATATTAAGAAAACCTTGAGAATGAAGCCTGATTCTTTCAATGATACAAATGACTTCTTTCCCTTTTGGACAAACTGCCTTAAGGAGACCATCAAGCGTATTTGCTAATGCTCTCCTCTTATCACTATTCGTTTTGTAGCTATTTAGCTGAAGACTTCGTACTTTTACAAGCTTTCTATCTGCTGCAATACTAATACCGGTATTGTTATATGATTGGTCTATGCCTATAATAACTTTCTGATATTTGTAGTGCTGCTTACATTGCTTATCGTCACAATCTAAACAATCCAGATAGACAGCTGTACCCAGTAAAGGGCAAGGTCTACCCATGTCAATTCCTCCTTTTATTTTGATATTATTCCAGGGATTCCAGAATCATCCAGAATGAATTTTAATTATAAGGTATAGTATTTATATATCTTTATTTATTTGAATCAATCTGGATAATTCTGGGGCCTTCTGGAATACCTTTTTTTTAGCTCTTTAGCCATTGTTGATACGAACCTTTCCTTTTCCTATATTCCAGCAAGCTTCACGCATAAAACATTCTTTGCAGCGTTTGCATGTAGGGCTGTTTGCATCTTTTGGTCTACCAACCATCTTATGCTCTTCAAACACGCGGTCATAATGGAACATAATAGATTCTGCTCTGTCAGCAAAAGGCTCAATCTTGGTTGGGTCATAGTCATATACCTCAAGCTTGAAGTCTTGATTGTTTTTATCCTCATTCAGAACGAATCCTTTGGTATAGTCCTTACCATTCCAGGTTCCTTCCTCTTTTGCCTTTTTGATGCACAAATGCATGTACCACTGACATTGCTTCCAAGCTGATGGATGATGCGTCATTTTCTGAAATTGATATGTATTGACTGACTTAATCTCGCCAATCATTCTTCCTTCAAAGAACTCAGGAATCAAGCAGTCAATATCTGGCGTATAACTTAGCATATAATCATCACAATATCTTGTGTAGTCCATATCTTTTGCTGTACCATAACCAGCACGAATAAGCAATCTTTGCCATTTCTCATGGATTGCATTACCTTGCTCAAAGATACGCGTAAGACTAACAGGAATTTGCTGACCTTGAAGCTGCTTATAAATCAGACTAAGAACTTGAGCTCTCAAACAGAAGTCCTTTTCACCGACCAGCATTGCTGATGCATGAAGACCAACACGTTCCTGAGATTCAAGGCCTCTTGTCATAACCTGCTTAACGAACTTTGTTTCCTCTTCGATGTTCTTGTCAAGATAAAACATAACATTAAAGATTTTCTCAAGTGCAGCAGCATCAGAACTCTGAATCTTTGTACGATTCCCTTGAGCTTCTTTTTTAATATTATCTATTAAACCCATTTCTGCATCTCCTTTGGTGGATTCTTTATGTGATGCAAGATATAAAAGTATAAGACACCTTTTTCTTTTAGGCCTTCTAAATTGATTTCTTTAAACTCATCTACATCACATTTGAAATTCTTGGCTATTGTTTCATTGACCTCAATACTTGGGAATTTACTTAAGTCCCTTAGGAATAATAAATCAAATAAATCATTCCCATTCTCTTTCATACTATAATTATCATATAATATCGCTTCACATAACTTCTTAAGAAAACTTTTGATTGGCGTACCTCTATCCTTTTCCTTATTCAATTTATCAAGCAACATTTCTGGTGAAGGCCACTCATACCATGTAATATTATTTCCTGTTCCAAATGTATTCTTTCGGCACTTACCATAATCATTAGCTATTCTCCCCATTATCTCACGAGCTTTATTAAACCCTAAATTTTGTGCCAACCTTGCATATACAAACATCTCAAACTCGTTTTGATTTATTAAATGGATTCCACTGCCCCTATTTGATAAAGTTCTAAATTTCCTGTGAAATTGTTTTATATTCCTATTTACTTCGGAGTAATCAACTCTTAAATCAAAGTATTCAAACCAAATGTTAAAAAAGTCATCTTCACTACAACCCATAATAAGTCGTTCTTTTGTTTGCTCTACTTTAATTGCTTTATCTTCATGGATTGTTATGTATTTGGAATCCGATAACTTAATCCATCTTGGGGCAATGTATGAATTATATATTTGGTTTAAATTAAAATAAGGTACTTCAATTACAAACATACATCACCCCTCCTGTTCACCACTCGTACAATGCCTGCATTCTTAAGCATCCTTGCACATATACCACAAGGAACAGGATTTTTATCCTCATGAAAGTCAATAATTTCTTCGTCCCACAAATCTGATTTTTCTTTGTTCAGTCCATACTCTTCACAGGCCAAATAAACTGTTGCACCAATCAATCGTTCACGACTTGTAGCAATCAATGCATTTTGTTCGGCATGAACACTATCACAACTTTCATAGTTTGAATATCTCTCAGCATTTGCTCTTTTGCATGTACCTCTGTCACAACAGTTTTCTTCGCCTCTCACAGAGCCATTATAACCTGTTGCAATAATAATGTCATCCTTTACAATTACGCAACCATAATGACGCTTTAAACATGTACTTCTTTTTGAAACAGCCAAAGCAATGCCAAGATAATATTCGTCTTTACTTATCCTCATCCTCATCGTCCTCCTCTTCTAAGAACTCTTTCGGAACCCTTTTACCAAACTGGGCTGCACGTTGCTGCATAATTTCTTTGCGAATAGATGCAACATCTGCAAAGCTTACAAAACCTCTGTCAAATATAAGGGGTATTTCACATTCACCCATTGGATTACAAATCTTTGACTTAACAACTTTACATTTCATAATTAAGCCAATCTTTTCTGTTTTAGCTGAATTGTATGGATTCTTATTCGGAATCTCAATCCAGGCTTTTCTTGCTACCTGAATACGTAATGAGCATGCATGCTTAAGTTTACGTCCTCCAGGTGTATCTGTCTTTTCACCAAACAACATTGCATTCATCTTATCTCTTACCTGATTGATGAAGATTAGTGTTGTTCCTGTCACTTCAATGATTTCCTCAATTATAGGCAAATACTTATTTATCAGGCGAGCTGTGCCACCAATTCGCTGTTCTTCAATCGAATCCTTTTCAGCAGACTTAAGAACTTTTTCAGCATCTTCCTTTGGTACCATGCTTGGCACACTATCGATACCAATAAGAGGGATTCCAGCTTTTGCAAACTGAATCGTCTTATTGAATGCATCTTCACCATACTTAGCTCTGTAAATCAGCATTTGCTTTGGTCTGTTTCCAAAGACCTTTGCTCGTTCTGCATCAAATGTTCCTTCAATTGGAATGTCTAAGCACAGTTGATGAAGTCCACATAAATGATAAAGCAGCGTTGTTTTACCTGAACCTTCTGGACCAAATATTTCTATAACACGACCTTCAGGCATTCCACCACCAATTATTGCATCAAGGTCTTCAATACCGGTTGACCAACGATTGATTTTAAGATTAGCATGTTTTGAGCCGATTGAGTATATGGTACCCTCTCCTTCTTTTTTGTTGATTTCATTACAAAGCTTTATAATAGCTCCTTTGTTTGTTTTTGGCATATTAGCTACCCCCTTAAATTACTTGGATAGGCAGCCAACCTGTGACCGCCCTCCATTTTCATTTTTTTTCAGTCTTATTTATAAAATTTATTTGCGTATACCATTTTGATTTAATAGGTATATGTAATCTTTAATTATATTATACCACATTGACCAAAGGTTGTACACCTTCAATTTTATTAATATTGATTTGATTTTGCATACAACGTGCTGTTGTATTTAATTACACGATTGATGTAAGCTCGTTTATTGAACTCCAAAGCGCCTTGCTCTTTCAAAATCTGAATGACCCTTGATGTGACAACCCTCGATTTGCATCTATCATAGAAGTCATCAAAGTTTATAAACACACCATGAGCTTTTCGTTCAGCTTCAATGAACGCTGCTGCTTTTTCACCAACACCTTTGATGGAGCACAAACCTTCTTGAATGACCGTTTCACCTTCCACTTTCCTAAGTGAATAATCTGCAGAATAGTTAACATGCGGAAGAAACACCACAGCATTATCTTTTACTGCATCAATTTTGTACTTGGCAAGTTTTGCTTCATCACCACTGTACTTCAGCTTCACATACCAGAACTCTGTAGGATAGTAGATTTTGTAGTACATTTCTTCAACTGAGATTAAGCTATATCCTGTAGCATGCCCTTTATTGAATGCGTAGTTAAAAAACTTATCAAAAATTTCGAATGCCTGTTCTTTGGTCATACCATGTTTCTTTGCACCGGCTTCAAACTTCTTTACAAAGTTATCGTAGTTCTCTTCGAAGTTTCTGATTGCCTTTTCAGTACCACCACGTTGCATCTTCAAAATCTTATCAGCTTCAGGCCATTCCAATCCACCAATGTTAACTGCAATAGCTTGTACCTGTTCCTGATACACCACACAACCATAAGTTTTCTCAAGATACTTTGAATACGGTAAACTCGTATCGATATGAGCTTGGTCAACCTTATTGGCTGCATATACTTCAGGCATCTTTAAGCTTAATGGTCCAGGTCTGTTCATAGCTGATGCAGCAATCACATCTTCAAAGCAATCACACTGCATTACTCTCAACATTTCCTGAACTGATTTCTTTTCAAACTGGAATACACCATCACAATTGCCTTCACCAAAAGCTTTCATGATTTGTGGGTCATTTACCCAATCTTCATCGAACTCCTCATGACCAGTAAGATGTCTGAGCTCACCGATACTTGACATTGTCGTCAAACCAAGAATATCAAACTTAATAACCTTGATTTTTTCCATGTCGTTCAAGTCATAGTTCGTAAAATGCTTACCAGTCTTTGAATCGATACGAACAGCTGTATAATCCAGAATGTTGCCACCGGTAATAGCAACACCAGCAGCATGCGTTCCAATATATCTGATTTTATTGTACAACTTACAGAAGTGCTTGATGATGTTATCGTACTGAGCATTCCACATTTTAGCTTCTGCAGAATTAGCAACAGCTTCAAGGTCAAGCAAACCTTCAGTGATATGTCCATTGATGAAAGTTTTGATTTGCTTGATTTCGTCTTTATTTCCTTCAAGACCACAAACCTTTGCAAGGTCATTTATAAGGTTGTCCACACGATACAAACCATAAGAACAAATCTGAGCTGCATTGTTTGGATAACGTCTCAACAGATAGTCGATAACCTCATGTCGTCTTGATGTCTCAAAGTCAAGGTCAATATCAGGCATCTTCTTCTTATCAATTCGTAAGAATCGACTGAAGTCAAGGTCAAACAGAATCGGGTCAACATCAGTGATATGCAACGCATAGTTAACCAAACAGTTGCAACCTGAACCACGACCAGGGCCTACCTGGATTCCTTGGTCTTTTGCCCAGTTGGTATAATCAGCCACCATAAGGAAGTAATCTTCAAAACCATGATACTTAATAACCTCAAGCTCTTCCTTAATACGTGCTGCATACTTCTTATTCCACTTACCACGTTTCTTAAGACCTGTTTTGATTTTCTCTTTCAGCAAATCGAATGAATCTCTTTCAGGGTCAAACTGAGGAAGCTTAAGTTCCAATTCATCAAGAATATCACCATCAACTTTGTCCTCAATTTCTTGTAGGTTCCTAACCATTTCCTTTGCAAGGGCTTTTGCTTTGGCATCACCAAAGTCACCTCTGTGCATTTTATAGAATCGCTGCATGATTTCCTTTTCAGTTGGCATATAACGTTCTTTATAGGTCGCCTCAATATCATCGAAATTATGCTTGGCAATCTCATGCATTTTCATATATGTGTCAAAATCCTCTTTGGCACCTCTATGAGAATCAGAAGTAAGTATGAGCTTAATATCTAACTTTTTAGCCAATTTGATTGACTCAACATTTACCTTTTCCTGAAGTCCAGGCTCAGTGATTGAATATGGCTGAATCTCAATATAAAAGTCATTACCAAAAATATCAACCATCTTTCTAAGATACTTTTCAGCTTGGTCAAGTTTACCTGACTTAATACATTGCGCCAAGTAGCCAGCAACACAAGCACTCGTACAAATCAATCCCTCATGATATTCTTCAAGTAGTTCAAACGTCCAAATAGGATTATAGTACTTAATCTTCTCACCTTCATATTGAAGTGTATTCAGATTCGTATACCCTTGCTTTGTCTTAGCAAACAAACATAAGTGGTAGCCTCGTGTCTGAGGTTTATACTTTGGTAAAAAATATCCTTCGCATCCCATGATAGGCTTGATTCCTTCCTCTTTGCATGCGTAGAAATGTCTTACCAATCCATTTGTATTACCATGGTCAGATACACCAAGCGAAGTATAACCTAACTTCTTTGCAAGAACGGCTAATTCTTCTGGTTTTCCAAAACCGTCAAAAGTGCTGCATTCCGAGTGTCTATGCAAATCAACCACGCTCAGCACCTCTCTTCTTTGTATGCATAACAAGCAGTCCTGGCTTATAACGATTTTCTTTTTCATCTTCTGTCATTTCATTCCACACTCTTACATTATCTTTACTTCGTTTTTCTCTCAAGCCATCAACTACATCATAAGAACGTTTAACGCCTTCAGAAACATTTTTCTTCGCTTGTTCGTTTGTCCATTTCCTGCCTTTTGTTTTTGCATGCAATCTTTTCATTACTTGGTTTTTATTTCTTAAATCAACACCAATAAATTTCATATATCTTCTTACAGAAGCAGCAGAAATACCAAGTAAATTTCCTATTTGTTCGCAGCTCAAATCTTCCTTATAATATTTAATTATAAAAAAGTCTTTTAATGATTGTGGTTTAACCAAATTTTCAAGTTTTCTCACATTGTCTTCAAATGAATTATGTTTACTTACATCTACCATTTGCAATTCTCCTTTTCTTACATATCATCAATACCTGACGATTGGCTTGAACAGGAGACAAGCAAGCAATTGTTGCTCTTACATAACTTTCAGGGAATGCACCTCTGAGTTTTGAAGCAATCATGCTCAAATTAGCATCAGTCTCTAAAAGCTTATTATATTCTCGTTCTTCAAGGCTCCAACCAATCTCTTTATTGATTTTAAACTCCTTATTTATTATACCATAAATCTCGGGATTTGTAAACTCCTCTTTATGGTCAGTTGGCCATACTCTATCTTCATACATTCCTTCGTATGGGGGAGTAGGGGTCGTGAACAATAACATTCCTTCTGACACCAACCAACTTGCAATTCGTTCAAACATAGTAGCTGCAAAATTCTTATTCAAGTGCTCAATCACTTCCATAAATACAATAGCATCAAATGGTCTTTGCTTTTTACAGAAATTATTGAACTCTTCTGATGTAATATCGAAAACGGTAATCGTCTTATCAGATTCGTATCGCTTATCACCATCAATTTTCGTGAACTTAATATCGTCACGCTTAAAGTTTTT